GCTATACCAGGAGCAACCATCTGATTAAATCCGGCTCCTATATCTGGATAGGATTGTTGTTGTGGCAATGCTTCCCGTTGCGGATTTGCTATACCAGGAGCAACCATCTGATTAAATCCGGCTCCTATATCTGGATAGGATTGTTGTTGTGGAGCCTGTTCAAAACCAGGAGCAACATATTGCGTTTGTGGAGCCTGTTCAAAACCAGGAGCGGCATAATTACCAGTCAATATATCCATGTTAGGGCGACCAACTGCATAATCATTTTGCGGAGGAAACTTTGCCTGCGCTAGTGGTGACGGTCCTCCAAAACCTCCTGGTGCTTGCATGTCTGCTAATGACATTCTGCTTCCGCCTTTATTTGGATTCATTTGTGGCGATCCCATCGGCACTCTAGGCATGGGTCTACCAAATCCGTTAAGAGGGCTATTTCGATATTGATCTGGCCCCTGTCCACCTAATCTTCCGCCTCTACTCATGTCAATATTCTCCTGTTCTTATCATCTCTGTTAATGTTTTAGCTCTGTTTCCGACCTGCCCAGACCATCTCGAGTCCATAAACTGATCGGCTGCTTCGTTCCAATCCCCAGAAGCCATGCCTGCAATCGCGTTCTTAAAGGCTCTGAGCCGTGTTTGTCCTAGGTTAAAACTAATATCAATCATTGCATCTTGACGAACTCTGTCAAGACCAGCAAACCAATCATATTCTGTGTCCAACTCTGCATAGACACGATCAATATCGTTCTGTAAAAGATAGTCTATCTCGTCTTCAGATAAGCCTATACCGCCTTCAGGGTCTATATTTCTTCCAACCCCTACAGTAATTTTAGATGCGCTACATTCATAAGCGTGTGTTTCTACACCCTCATGCAACTTCAGCATTTCAATCAGCTTTTCTTTCATCACTTTGCCTTTTCGACCCAAGCCTCATTCTCTTCTGTATCTGGATCATCAGGTATATATCTACCTTTTCCATCTCTAGCTCTAACTTGATCCTTTTTAAGGAGATGTTTAATTTCTTCTACAACCTCTTTATTACTTTGAGGAGGTGAAAAAAAACTAAGAATTTTCTTAAAAAAACTCATTTTTGCTTCGCCTTGCCAATATTTAATGCCAGTAAATCAATCAGCTTGTACAACTTGCCGATCCAGACATCATCTTTAGGTGTAGGTGTTGAAGCCGCAATAAGACTTGCAACCGTCACAATCAATGTAACTGTAGTTATTATTTGAAAAATTATTTCCATATTTCCTCCTAATTGACAATATCTTGTCGTGCGACTGTATTTTCGTTAAAACGATCCATATCCCACACGTTCAAATTAGCTGCGACTGTTCTTCTTTCGCCTGGACCTTCAAACGGATAGACCATGTGTTGAAGCCAACTAGGAAACATATACAGTTTTCCTACCTGTGGTTGCAAAGAAGTCGATTGCGGAGGACATAAACGCTCCACATCCATTAAAGAATTTTTTCCATATTGAAAACATAAGTAACCATCACAGGCTCCACTGGAGTTGTAAAGGCTATAATTCGGTGTTCCTGCTGTCGGTTGATTCAGTATTTGCTGTGGAACCTTCGTCCACGTTGTTACCGAAATACCCATAATGGTTTTAGTTCCATGATCGTGAATCGGGTTATAGTCTCTTTCAAAAGAATGAACCGACCAAAGCTCGTCCACTTCAACCTTTCTAGTTCCAGAAAGCATATTTCCGGTTTGTTGACCAAAATGTTTGAGATATTCAATACCAAGACCGCAAATTAAATCAGAAAACTCTTTTAACTCGGGAACATCATGGTTCATCGTCAACTGCTGTCCATGTTTAATCTGACCTACCAAAGTGCCTGCATGAGAGCGACGCTCTTTACTTGCAAGCAATTCATCAAGATACTGATTGAGATTAAGCACCATCTCTTGAGGCAGATCTGTTTCCAGCATAAATGCTGCTGGTAATGTCCAAATATTGACGTTTATATCAGCCATTAACTTGGAATCGTATAGTCGTTATCGGCAACAGGATCAGTCGGTGGGTTGGTAATCACGCTGTCTACCTGACTAGCAAATATCGCATCCCACCTGCTGATCGGACAAAGTGCTTCTAACTCACTTTTAGTCCAAGAACCTTTAGCTTTTTTGGTAAAAACTCTGTCACCAGAAATAGGGTCTACATTTTCTACTGTGGCATTAAAATTGCTGGTGTAATACGTTGCATCACCTTCTGAATCGTTCTCATACTGCATCTCTAAATCCCACTGTTCCACCTTGCTACTTTTTACATGTGGCACTGCCTTAATAAGCGTTTTCGTTACTGCCATCTTAATCTCCTTGACATTTGCATTTAGGCTGCGCTTTCAATTTGTCTACTTCAGCAGACAGTTCTTGTATGGCTTTAATCGCCATAGGCATCATATTTCCTTTTGCAACTTCTTGCGTTCCATCAGGGTCTTCTCTCCAAATGCCGTTGGCTTCCATTACATCTTTTGAATGCTTATCGACGGCGACTTTAATTTCTTGAGCAATAAAACCATGTTTTCTAGCTCCGTATTCTGTCCCCCTACAAGGAGAATCCGATCCTTCTTGGTATTGAGACATTTCTTCAGGTACATCTTTAGCTTTTTTCCAGTTGAAAACCACAGGTCTTAAATCGTTTATAAAATCTAACCCTGCCGTTGAATCTACAATGTTTTCTTTCAATCTTTCATCAGAGGAAGCGGCCCAACTTGTATCGCTTCCATCCAATGATAAAGTAGCATTACCCGCAGTTACTCCTATTCTGACTGTGTTAGCTCCTCCTCCGCTTATATTGCTTCCTATAACTACTTCACCGTCTACATCAACTGCGCTCGGTGCTAAGTTATAACCAATAGCGGTATGCAGGTCACCTGTCGTTAAGTTATCGTGGCAAAGACTACCGATAATGGTATTTTGATCCCCTGTCGTTATCGCTTTTCCTGCATCTTTACCCACCCCTAAATTGTTCGTTCCCGTGGTGTTGTTCAATAGAGCAAAATATCCAACTGCGGTGTTATCGGATGCCTCAGCTGCACTTAATGAGGCATAACCAATTGCCGTGTTGTTAGCTTGTGTTGTAACTGCATCAAGGGCGGCTTGTCCTACTGCCACATTTCTGGAACCGGTGGTACAAGCTCCTAACGCATCCTGACCAACTGCCGTGTTTCTTTCCCCCGTCGTGTTGACATCCAGCGCACCAGAACCCAAAGCCGTATTCCTGATTCCGGTTGTGTTTGCAGCTAAAGCATTGAATCCTACTGCCGTGCCAAAGGTTCCACTGGTATTGGCAGTTAACGCATCGTGACCAACGGCAGTCAATCCGCTTACCGTAGTCGTAGTCTCTAAAGCCTTGATTCCTAAAGCAGTATTATTAGCTCCAGTAGTATTAGCGGATAAAGCCCCCTTTCCCACCGCCGTGTTGTCAGCCCCAGTAGACGTAGCTTTTAAGGCATCAGCACCTATCGCAGTATTCTGAGATGATGTGGTTGCAGCAGTTCCTGCGTCATCTCCCACAAAAGTATTATCAATTCCTGTTGTTACGGCATCTCCAGCTTGATAACCAATCGCCACGTTATCAGTTCCAGATGTATTTGCCGTTAATGCTTTATAACCAATCGCCACGTTGTCACTCGCCGTGGTCGCAGCAAGCAAAGAGGCTGATCCAATCGCAATATTATTGCTTCCTGTTGTTAGAGCTCCGCCAGCACTATCTCCAATTAAAGTATTATCTGAGCCAGTGGTAACTGCGTCACCTGCTTGAAAGCCCACCGCTACATTATCAACTGCCGTGGTAGCGGCTGTTAGAGCTTGATATCCCACCGCTACGTTACCCGCATCAGCACCAGCGTTTAGGGTGGCTAATGCAGCCGATCCAACGGCTACGTTTTGTCCGTTTCCGTCTTCTGTGGCTAATGCCCCTGCCCCCAAAACAGCATTATCGCCACCCGTTGTTAAAGCGCCACCCGCGTGGTCTCCAATTAATGTGTTATCTCCTCCGGTCGTAACAGCATCTCCAGCAGAATATCCCACCGCTACATTGTTCGTGCCGGAAGTGTTAGCCGTTAGAGCCAAAGCCCCGACTGCCACGTTGTTACTTGCCGTGGTTACAGCCAGCAGAGCGGCAGAGCCTATGGCGACATTCGACCCACCCGTTGTCACGCCTCCCGCAGCATTATCTCCTACCGCCGTATTGTCAGAACCCGTGGTCACTGCATCAAGTGCATCTTCACCTATGGCTACATTATCCGTTCCGGTTGTTAAACCAGTGCCTAAGTTGCCAGAACCTAGCCCTACGTTACCCGTACCGCCTGTTAAATCGAGTACATCAGTAACGGCGGCTCCTGAACCTGCGCCATCAGTAACAACCACCTTAATTCCACCATTAGGAATTACGACATTAGCGCCTGTGCCTTGTGAGATAGTGACC